GCGAGCTATGAAGCAGAAATGCAAAAACAAGTAACTGAGCGTTGGAAAATGGATATGCAATCCGATTCATGGCTTAGTAAAAATATAAGACCACTAGTTTTAATATTCCTAGTAGTATCTACGATACTGTTAGTTTTTATCGATGCTGGTGTTATTGCTTTTGAGGTTAAAGCCTCATGGGTAGACTTGTTGCAATTAGTATTAATAACTGTGATCGGTGCCTATTTTGGCGGTAGATCAATAGAAAAAGTAAAAAAATAAAATGGGAAGAAATTATTCAGATATATTAGGACAACTAGGTAGTGGTTTTAAAAACACCGCGGCAGGTAATATTGTACCTCCAGTCGGTAAAGTTATAGTAGCAATACACATGGTGGATGCCACTAAGTTTGACGTGTTAACTCCAGCTACTGATGGTTTAAACAACGGTGTTTCTACAGCTACTGATCCAGGAGATTTATCTTTTGGTATTGCAACAGCAGACGATGGGCATGGTGCTGGTAACGTAACGGTAGACAATGCAGATGAATTTCCAGCGGATATGATTATATATGGTAGATGGACAGCAGCATCATTAGAAGCAGATCAACTAACAGGTGGTATCATCTGTTATTACGGATATTAACAACAATTAAATTAAATTAAATAAAATGGCAACAAAAGGAACAAACGCAAAAATTAAAGAACTTAAAGGTATAAAAGCTGAAAAAATTACGGATACTGAGTTAGGTAAAGTTCAAGATGTAGTAAGTAGAATAAACCAAGCTCAAATGGACGTTGGGGCTTTAGAATCAAGAAAGCATCAAGCCTTACATTACATAGCCGGTATCAATGATGAATTAACTCTTTTACAAGAAGAGCTTAAAAAAGAATATGGTACTGATGACATTAACATCAAAGACGGTACAATAAACTATCCAGAAAATGGCGAAGCTGATAAGAAAGATTAGTATCGGTAAAGATTATAAGAATGACGCTATGCACTACGCCGTGGGGCAAGAAGTGTATGGTGGTCATACTATCTGCGATATCATAGAAGAAAAAGATAAGTTCTCTGTTTACATCAAAAAAGGTAAAGATGTTTTACCTTGGAAAGATTTTAATAAAAACATGGCTGTATCGGTAGAGTATAACTTACAATACTAATGAAAAGCGTTCACGACTTTGTTGTAACGCCAAAAGGAGAAAGATACAACAACACTAAGAAGTTAGACGGCGGAGAGCTAATACTAAACACTGATATTTATAATCATCAGTTTGTTAACAGAGAGGCTACGGTGGTATCTACACCTATCGTTGGTCACGCGGACATAATGGCTGGTGACACAGTTTTAATACACCATAACGTTTTTAGACGATGGAATGACGTGAGAGGTATAGAAAAAAATAGCAGAAGCTATTTTAACGAATCAACTTACTTTATAGGTGCAGATCAAATCTTTTTATACAAAAGAGATGGGGAGTGGATTTGCCCTAAGGGATATTGTTTTGTAATGCCTTTAAAAGCTACGGATCAATTTAACACTAAATCTGAAAAACCCCTACAAGGTATCGTCAAGTACTCTGATGGTACTGTAGAAGTAAACGATCTCATTGGTTTTAGACCAAAGAGTGAATACGAGTTTATCGTTGATGGCGAAAAACTATATCGAATTTTATCTAATTTTATTACAATCAAATATGAACATCAAGGAAACGAAGAGGCGTATAATCCAAGCTGGGCACAAAGCAGTGGAAGAGCTGATTAAAGTGGGTGAAGAGCCTATTGTAGATTCAGACGATGATTTAACAGCCGACAAACTAAAGAATGCTGCAGCAACTAAAAAACTAGCTATATTTGACGCATTTGAAATACTTAACAGAATTAAAGAAGAAGAAGACTTGCTTGAGGGCAAGGCACCTGAAGAGACAAAGGAAAAAACTTTTAAAGGATTCGCAGAAGGTAGATCTAAGTAATGTACGAGCAAAGTTTAGTTAAGACAGTTGAGCCTATAAAAAAGACTACTATTTCCAGGATGAATAAAGGAAAGAAGTGGAAGTACGGCTACAACAAAGAACAAGATATAATAGTCCTTTCTCGTAACGGTCAGATAGGAGAAATCATAGAAATACAAAACCTAGTCATCGCTCTACCTAAGGTGCCTAAGGACGTGTATAAGGACCCAAAAGATAAATGGGTTAAGTTTGATCAGCCGAAGGAATTGGAGCGCTTAAAGAACATTTTTGATTGGAGATCATATCCAGAAGAGCAAAAGGACAAATGGCACGATTATATAGATGAAGAATTTAGAAGAAGAGAAGAGGGATTTTGGTTTACTAATAATGGTAGGAAAACCTGGATAACAGGTACTCACTATATGTACTTGCAATGGAGCAAGATTGATGTTGGGGCACCAGACTTTAGGGAGGCAAATAGATTGTTCTTTATATTTTGGGAGGCCTGTAAGGCGGACAAAAGATGTTATGGTATGTGTTACCTTAAAAACAGAAGATCTGGGTTTTCTTTTATGTCTTCAGCAGAAGCGGTTAATTTAGCCACCCTTGCAAGTGATAGTAGATATGGAATACTATCTAAATCAGGAGCTGATGCTAAAAAAATGTTTACCGACAAAGTTGTACCTATATCAATCAATTACCCATTCTTTTTTAAACCTATACAAGATGGTATGGATCGCCCAAAATCCGAGCTTGCTTATCGCGTACCCGCTAGTAAATTTACTCGAAAGAAAATCACGGTTAATGAAAAGCTGGAGGACATACAGGGATTAGATACAACAATTGACTGGAAGAATACTGGAGATAATAGTTATGATGGTGAGAAACTTGCCTTGTTAGTACATGATGAAAGTGGTAAATGGGAGAGACCAGACAATATACTAAACAACTGGCGGGTTACAAAAACTTGCTTGAGATTAGGTTCTAGAATTATAGGTAAGTGCATGATGGGATCAACATCAAATGCTTTAGATAAAGGTGGTGAAAACTTTAAAAAATTATACAATGCCTCAGACGTTACAACAAGAAATAGGAATGGTCAGACAAAGTCTGGTTTATACTCTTTGTTTATCCCAATGGAATGGAACTATGAAGGATTTATTGATGAGCACGGAGTTCCAGTTTTCACTACTCCTGACGTCGATAGATTCGCTCCAGACGGTGAATTAATAGATGTAGGTGTAATAGATAACTGGCAAAATGAAGTTGATGGTTTAAAGTCAGATCATGATGGATTAAACGAATTCTACCGTCAGTTTCCAAGAACAACAGAACATGCATTTAGAGATGAGTCTAAAAACTCTATCTTTAATTTAGTAAAGATATACGAGCAGATAGACTACAACGAAGAGATGTCAAGAACACTAGGAGTTACTCAAGGTAATTTTCAATGGGTTGATGGTATTAAAGATTCAAAGGTTATATTCTATCCAGATGCAAAGGGTAGGTTTAAAGTAAGTTGGGTCCCACCTGTTAACATGCAAAATAGGAGTTATCTTAAAAATGGTATTAGATATCCTTCCAATGAACACATAGGTGCTTTTGGTTGTGATAGTTATGATATATCAGGAACGGTTGATGGCAAGGGATCTAAAGGAGCATTACACGGTCTAACTAAGTTTAGCATGGATCAAGCACCAGCAAACAGCTTCTTCTTAGAGTACTTGTCAAGACCACCAACAGCTGAGATGTTTTTTGAAGATATGTTGATGGCTATAGTGTTTTACGGTATGCCTATATTAGCAGAGAATAACAAACCTCGTTTGTTATACTATCTAAGAAGGAGAGGATACAGAGGGTTTAGTATGAATAGACCTGATAAGGTATGGAACAAATTATCTGTAGCAGAAAAAGAAGTAGGTGGCATACCTAATTCAAGTGAAGATATAAAACAAGCTCACGCAGCGGCTATTGAGATGTATATTCAAAACCACGTGGGTTTACAGCAGGAAGGTGGGTATGGTGATTTATATTTTAATGATCTTTTAAACGATTGGAGTAGGTTTGATATAAATAGAAGAACAAAGTTTGATGCAACTATAAGCTCTGGATTAGCCATTATGGCTTGCAACAGGCATTTATATGCTCCAAATGCTAAAATAGAAAGAACACCAGTAGGAATAAGTTTTGCTAAATATAATCAAGTAGGAAGCGCGAGTAAAATAATTAAAAATTAAGCATGGCAGAATCAGTTATAAATAGACATTTTCCTAGCCAAGTAGTTAGTGACTTAGAAAAAATGAGTCATGACTATGGAGTAAAAGTTGCAAAAGCAATACAGCACGAATGGTTCTCTAAATCATACGGTGCTAGCGGTAGACATGGTAACAACACGTCTAAATTTCACAAACTACGCCTTTACGCTAGAGGCGAACAATCAACCAAAAAATATAAAGACGAATTATCTATAAATGGTGATTTATCATATCTTAATTTAGATTGGACACCCGTACCAATAATATCTAAATTTGTAGATATTGTAGTAAATGGTATTGCCGAAAGATTATATAAGGTAAAGGCATACTCTCAAGATCCACATGGTGTTATTAAAAGAACACAATACATGAAGGATATTGAAAAAGATATGAAGTTAAAAGACTTTTATGAATTTTGTGAGGAGTCGT